CCCCATCGAGTTGCATGCGGCTGGCGGCTTGGGAAGCCTGATTGGCCATTTCCAGCCCTCCCGGTAAGTCCCTGGCGCCGGGTATGGGTATGCGGGGCAACTCGGGCTCAACCCGTCCTCATGGCAATCTCTGGCAACGCAAAGATGCGTGTGATGCCAGAATCGATAGCAGGGGTCGCCGTCGCTCCGGTAATCGAACGTGAGTTCAACCGTGCCGAAGATTTTCGATAACCATACCTCGCCGCCCACAAGCCGCTTTAGCTCGAATTCCTTGCCGCAAGTGTAGCCCGGCGTCTCGAAGCTCCAGACAACCCGCGAATCCTGGTTGTCGGTTCGGGAGTCGCTCGTCAACTCCCAGACGGCAATGGCTCCGTCCACCACTGAGACGATAGCCGCGAAGGCGCGTTCCCTGCCGCCGAAGTCACCGCTGAAAAGCTGGAGGATCTGAGCCCCGCTGTACATTCCTTCCCAGGCGGGAGGCAACTGTTTGTCCAGGCTCGAAATGATTTCGAAGTCGAGAGGCAGAATGCCGTCATGAACCACACCTTGAGGCGTCTGCCGGGGAAGCGTGGTCTGCAACAGCCTGTTGTTGAAGTCGATTCCGGAGGCGAATCGAAGCAAAGCGCGATCCACAAACTGGAGTGCCCGGTTGACGTTGCTGGAAATCTGGACGTTTCCCCACTCATTGAAATTCCGGACCGCAACCTTCAGGGAACGAATCGAGGGCTCCAAGGATTGCCCGAAGAGATCGCCGTTGACGGCAACCACGGATCGATCATTCACCCAACCGTTGTTCAGTTGGGCAACCGTCATCACGGGGACATTGTTTGTGTCCGCCCCAATCCAATCGGTTCGCGTCGGTGGCACGACCAGGGAATAGATGGCTTTGCGCGTCGAAATGAAAAGATCGCCCTGGCCCAACTGAGTGTTGATGTTCGCGCTGTGCTTTATGGCGCGGATATTCCCTGAATTTGTGGGCACCGTGAAGTTGTCGCCTCCGAAGCACAACGGATTCTCAGTGACCTTCAGGATGGAATCCCGATAATCGTAGGCGGCTGACCCGGAGGAAAAGCTTTGCACGATATCACCGGCTCCAAATGTTCTGCCTTGGGCGTACCAGAGTCTCCCCCGGTAGTAATCCATGCACGTTGCTGCCGGTATCTCGTTGTATGGAAGAACTCCTGCCGGAGCGACTCCCGGCACGTTGTTGATGCTGATGATGCCAACGGATCTCCGCAACGTGACGCCATCCCATATCAGAGGAAGGGTAACGCCATCCCCGGCTTGGATTACGAGAAACTCCTCCGCCTGACATAAAAAGGCTTGGTCAACGGCTGGCGGGTGAGTCAGTCCAAATGCCGCCGAGAGATTGGTAAGCGCGGCGGTATCCGGAATGTACATGATCACATTCCCCGATATCAGGAAGATGAAATATGGGTTGCTGCCATCGCGAGGCTCATAAAGGTAGCCGCCCTGGTAAAGCCCTGTGCTGTCGTAGAGAAGTCCGTTTGGCACCCATCCCGTTCTCTGCAAAATGCCGCCAAGGCGGACAGTGCCATTGGATAACCAACTTAACTGGTCTCGCCGAAGCCCATTCGGTGATAATTGAGACTGGATAGAAGTCGGTTTATTAGAATCGACACCACCGCTCCAGTCCCAGCTTCCATCCTGTAAATAGACCGTGTGCGACATTGCTTGCCTTTATTGAGAAACGGTGTTCATCGTTTCCCAACTTATCGCACGCGCAACCCCTTATTACAAGAAGGTTATGGAATACCGGAAACCCTCACTTTTCTGTTGCTGAGTCACTTCGAATTCTATACCTGTATGGAATATGACTAAGAAATGCCAGAAATGCAGGAAGCCTTTTCCTGCTTTTGGAAGTCAGAAATTCTGCGATCCATGCCGCCGCACACCGCGCCACTGCGAGCAATGCCATAAACCTTTCATTCCCAAATCCCAGAATGATAAATTGCGGTTCTGTAGCACGATCTGCCGGGATACAAATTACACCACAATCTGGGCAAAGTTGACGGGCAAGCAGAGAAGGCGGAAAGGTAAGAAGAGTGGCAAGTCTTGAAATGTATGGGCTGGCTTGGCCGGCTGGAAGTGACCCCCTCAAGATAGAACGCATGTTCATCCGGGGAGGCGGTTACATCACCAAGGGCGGAAAGAAGTTTGGCCGTGGCTTGTATCACCACTTTCGGCACGCGATGACGTTATGTTGGCCTGATGAGGATCACCACCGATGGTCAGACCTCATGCTTCAGAACTTTATAGATAACCGCGTGACTGCGGTATCCGGGAGCCGGGATAGCTCAAAGACACACACCATGTCCAAGTTCGCGCTTATCGATTATTGGATGTGGCCAGAATGCACGCTGTCTCTCATGTCATCCACCGACCTGCGCGGCCTCCAGCTTCGTATTTGGGGAGATATCAAGGACCTTACGGTTCGCGCCAAGGATAGATTCCCGTGGCTGGCGGGCAAGGTGGTTGAATCGCTTCACGGAATTTTTACCGATGAACTCAGTGAAGAAAATGAGATTCGCGATATCAGGAAAGGATTAATCTGTTTCGTTGCTGGAACTCTTGTCGATACTCCAAACGGGTCTCGAAAAATAGAGCAACTAAAACCCGGAGAAAAGGTATTCAACGCAATCGGGGTTGGAAGAATTCTTTCAACAACATCAAGTGTTGCTTCTAAAATTGTCCGGGTAACACTGAACGATGGAAGAATAATAGAGTGTACTCCGGAGCATCCATTTTTAACACCCAGAGGGTGGACCAAGGCTATTGACTTAATGACTTGCGAAAGGGTATTCTCGACATATGAAACTATGCGAGTCATGCAACAGGCCGTTAGGACCGGGATACCCAAATCGAAGATTTTGTTCGGTGCTATGCCGGGAGCGATTGCCAGAAAAGAAATGCGAGCATTGCGGAAATCTTTTTCGACCTCACAAACCAAAGCCAAGCAGTCAATCCTCATGGGGAAAGTTTTGCGGAGTGAAATGCGCCAGCCAGTGGGCTGCTTCTCAAAACTTGGGTCCGAAAAATGTAGATCGGAATTGCAAGAATTGCGGACAACTGATGCTTCAAGTTCATCCCCTTCAAATGTTCTGCTCTGTCAATTGCAGAAATGTACCATTGGTCTCTATTTGCGAATGTTGCCGGAAAGAATTCATTTCGATTTGCCCGTCTCCATCCCGTCAGAGATCGCGTTTTTGCAGTTGGTCTTGCAGAAGGAAATCGGCAGGACTCGTAAATTCCAGAAAGCGAATGAGTCCAACCCTACAGGAAAAAATGGTTCATTTAATATTTCCAGAAGCCCTCAGTCATTATCGCGTGAACACTGGAAGGAGAAGCAAAAAGAACGTTCCTCATTATTACGAATTGGATTTGGCATTTCCGAAAATCAAGCTGGCAGTGGAAATAAACGGATTGATACACAGAATCCCAGAGAAGCAGGAACACGACAAAAATCGAACAAAGGAACTGGAGGGTCTTGGGTGGCAAGTGTTGACATTCTCAAACCAGAAGGTGATGAGCGATTTGACGCGAGTATCGGGGGTTATACGGTCTACAATATCGAAGTTGAAGATCACCCGAGCTATTCAGTAAACGGAGTTGTAGTTCATAATTGCATACCTTGTCTCGATAGAAAAGGAACATGGGTTGGCGGTCTTGAGAAGTTTGTAGGCATAAAACAGAAGCGAAGGAGGGTTTTCGGTGATGAAGTACAGTTTATGCATCAAGAGTACTTGACAATTTTATCTAATCTTGACAAAGGGGACTTTCGGGGGATTTTCGTCGGTAACGCGATTGCTAACGGGAAGGCATTGGACAAGATATCCGAGCCCCTGGAGGGTTGGGATAATCATCCTGACCCGAAGAAGACTGAGGTATTCAAGAACAGGTTTGGCGGAATCACGATCACGCTCGTTGGCACTGATTCACCGAATTACGATTTCCCTGCGGATCAACCTGCCCGGTATTCATACCTCGTTGACCGTGAGGATGAGAAGCGGGTAGGCGAACGGTATGGGCGTCAGAGTGAGCAGTATTACTCCCAGATATTGGGCATCAGAAAGGCAGGCTTGCTGTCGAATCGCGTGTTGACGCAGAAGATGTGCGAGGAAAACAAAGCTTTTGAAAAGTGCGTGTGGGGAGGAGCCGCCGCGACGGTCAAGATTTACGGATTGGATGCGGGTTACGGAGGTGACCGTGCGGTTGCCGGGTGGGGAGAGTTCGGCACTGACGTTGACGGCAACACGATATTCCGATTCGACACGCCCAAGGTTATTCCGTTGAGCGTTAATCAAGACCCCGAGGATCAGATATCAATGTTTGTCCGCACGGATTGCATGGGAAACGGAATCCCGGCTTCCAACATGTTTTTTGACGCTGGCATGAGAGCCACGATGGCGACTAGCTTGGCGAAACTATTCAGCCCTGAAGTCAATGCGATCAATTTCGGAGGGAGCCCAACCAATCGCCCGGTGTCGAATGACGAATATGTTTACGACAGGATCACGCACGCCAAGAGATTGAAACGGTGTGACGAACATTACATTAAATTCATCAGCGAACTTTGGTTTAGCGTTCGGCTCTCTGTGCTATCGAAGCAGATCAGGGAGTTGCAAAAGGAAGTCGCGGAGGAATTTTACACCCGTGAGTGGACGAAGGAAAAGGGTGACCGTTACGAGCTTGAAACCAAGGACGAAACGAAGAAGCGCACCGGAATCTCACCGGACCTGGCGGATTGGGCGTGCATCCTGATCGAGGGCGCGAGGCGGCTAGGTTTCGTTATCGAACGATGCAAGGATTCGAATTCGAACACGGGAAACGAAAGCGATTGGCTGAACGTAGAGGTTGACAAGCACAAGAGATTCGTGCGAAAGCATGAACTGAAATACGGATAATCTATGAGTGAACTAAGTCATACCCAAACGCCAAGTGGAGGTTGGATTTTTTATCAACCGCAATCCCGCTGGTCTGTGCCGAATCCAGTTTCGGTGACCTTCGGGCAGGCGGTACAACACATCATCAAGCATCGAATGGCAAATCCTGCCATGGTTCAAAAGAACAATCTCGCCACGGATACCGCATCCGTTGAGCA